CGTCCTGTGCGCTGGGACCGGGTGCGTTTAAGAAGTAGTCTTTGCCTTCCAAGTTGACGATTACGTTGTCGAACTTGTCAGTCCGCATCGGCGCGTCGGGATAGAACTGCTTGAATATGTCGGCCTTGCCTGCATCATTTCGGGCTACCGACATATTGCTGAAAAGCTCACCTACACCCGGCAGGAACTTCGAGAACCGACCGGGAAGCTCTGGCAAGTCCTGCTCGCGACGGCTTTCACCAGATACAAATTCATAAGCGTCAGTCAGAGTGCCGCCGACAGTATCTGCGGCTCGTTCCATAAAAGACCCATTATCCAGTTGCACACTTTGCGGGGTGACTGCTGATGGGGTAAAGGACTCTTCGGTGTCATCTCCCAAATATGGTGTAATAATTCCCGACGATTGATCAGCCATTATTTACGCCCCTGCGCTTTAACTAGAATCCTCCACTGATCTAAAATTCCATTTCGGCTCAAATTTGGATTTGCAGCAGCCATTTTTTCTATATATTTATTTATGAACACAACATTGGTTTTACCGTTTTGCTCAATTCGGGCGACCAACGGCGTCCTATTTATAAAGGCAGACCAATCGCGTTTAGCTTGGCTAAACGCTTTACTTCGGTCCTTCGGTTCTGCGGCATATACCTGCTTTGCAAGAAAATCCCGGTACTCTACTGCGCGGTCTGCAAGGGCAATCTGATAGTCACGAATAATTCTGTTCGCTTGTAATGGGTTTTCTGCGCTCAACAACGCCTGCTTTGCTCTCTGCGCGTCCGGTTCAGTTTGTGGCCCTTTCTGTGAAGCCAGTTTTACAAGCAAATTATCGGTCAAAAATGTACGGTACGAAGCAAAGTCGGTAATCCGTGCGGTTCTAGCGGGATCAACTTCTATACCAAAAAGGTTTTGCCCCGTTTGAATAAGATTATCGATCTGGTTTTTTAACTCTCTACCCGGACCCATTTCTTTAGGCAGCAATTGAAACCCAATCTGTGCGGTTTGTTTAGTGGCATCAGCTTGATTTGCTGCTTCCTCTATTTTTGCAAAATCCTTCGCTTGAGTGCCCGCAAATTGCTTATCAAAGGTGCTTTCACCTCCCATATTCACAAGAGGAACCTGACGCATCGCGACAGACTTAACCTCCCCAGAACGATTTATCTGTAACGCTCTTCCGCTTTTACGAGCCTCCTTTACCTCTTCAGGAGTGAAACCGTATTGAGCCGCGTTTTTTTCCGTTATCGTCATGAATTGCTGCTTGGGAAACTGCTGTTCAATTGCGGCTTTGTAATAAGTAGGCAAAGCGGAGGTTGGTATTCCCAACTTCTGCGCTAACTGCGTGTCACGCGTTGCAGCGGCTTGATCTGAAATCATCTTCTGCGCCTGCAAACCAGCAACCTTTTCCGCAAGGCCAGCTTTAAGGGCGTTCTGATAGGCCCCCATACCGCCCAGAGCGGCCCGTCCAGCGGCACGACCGAGAGAGGCGTCTTGGGGGTTGCGACCACCAGCACCCGCATCCAGAAACGCCGACGCGGCGGCTAGGAGGCCCATTGTGCGGGCATTGTTCCTGTCTACGCCTAGCAAGCCGTAAACGTCGTTTGCAGCGGGCGCTGGTTTCGGCGTCATGCCCGGAACGTTCATTAACGTCGCCGGGAAAGGATTGAAGTTCCCTTGCGGCAGGTTGTTGTTCATAAAGTCGCCAACCTGCGGGGGTCTCACATCAAAAATGCTCACAGACCAATCCTCCCTAACAAACCTCCGCTGCCGGGCAGTAGAGAGTTCCCCAACGCAGCGGCACCAAGACCGAGACCCAGATAATTAGCTGCGGGATTGTAGAACGTCGGCTGCTGCGTCGTTTGCGTGCCGCCAAGCGTGCCACCGCGAACCAGTGCGGCGTAATCCTGTAGTTTTTGACGCTCCACGTTCTCGTTAAAGTTAAAGCGATTGATTTCGTCTTGAAGCTGCGCCTGCGACATCTGCTCGCGGGCAGCACCCACCTGTGCAATTCGAGCCGGGTCAGCGAACGACATATCGCGGAAGCCCTGTGCCGCGCCCGCTGTCGACATCTGGCGCGCTCTTTCGTCGGCGTAGTTTTTATAGGCCATGGAACCAGATAGGTCGGCGAGGGACCGGGAAAGCACGTCGGCGTTTGCGCCAGAACCCAGACGACCGGCTTTGGAGAACTGACTGCTCACGCGCTCGATAACGGGATTAGCCGCTGCGTTAAACGCGCTTTCAAAGTACGGGTTATTTGCCATCACGAAGTCACCCATGATGGTGCGGTTTGCAAGGTTCTGCGCGTTAGTCGTTATGGGCGAGCCAGCAAGCGCCTCTTGTTCGGTCATCTGCAAGGCCAACTCGCTCTGCGGCGAGAACGGAACAACCGTTGAGTTCGGGAAATAGCTGGGACGACCCGAACCATACTCCGTGTCTGCGCGCTCAAGCAGACTTTCAAGATATGGTTTCGCGTAAGCCGGAGGCTCATTATTCGAAACCGTGTTTACAACTTGCTCTCTGCGTCCGCCATCACTGCTCATGGCATTACCCCAAAATTACGTATGAAAAAGTTCGGTCTGTTTGCGCGTTATTTGCATGTGTAATCGTGAACGACTGTTTCGCGCGGGCGCTCACATACATCGTCGGCACTTCTGCCGCACCGTTGGCGGTTGTCGGCATAAACAAAACGACACTGTCGCCACCTGCCCGATTATCCGTCACCACCGTGGTTGCGCTCGACGCCGTGAGTGTCACGGTGCCGGTCGCGTTAATTTTCCCGTCCATAATGTTGCGAACAACGGACGCGACTTGTCTTGGGTTGCTGCTACCCTCAACCGGAAGCGTCTGAAAATAGCCGCTCATCGAATGCCGCCAGCGACGGCATCAATCTCAATGCCTACCGCGTTTGACCACGTACCACCTGCCGCAATACTAAGCCTTGCCCGGTGATACCGGCCCTCAGCGCGAAAGGGACAAAACCCCGCCGAGTTCTGTGGGGAAGACGCGCCAAACGCGAAAGCGTCGTTTGCACGATCACGCACCGCTACTTGCATAGACAACGTGCCGCCATCAACGACAGGACGGATAGAGCGCAGCATTGCTCTCCGATTGTCCGCCAGCGAGGACTCTGCTGTTTCCAGCGTTGCCTCTAAAGCACTGCCAGTGAAAGACTGTATTTTTTTGTCTTTTGCAGCGGCAATAAGGATCAATCCGCCCTTATACAGGTCACTATCAAACGACGTAATATGATCGTCTAAGGACGCCTCGATGCTGTCCATTTGTTCCAGCGTGTAACCCGTTGTCGGGGTCTGACCGAGAAGTTCGTGATCTATGTCGGCGTATGTCCAACGAGCATCGCGCCAGTTAAAGATCAGAATGCGATCTGGCGTTCCCGTCGTAGATTGACGGGTCGCGTAACCCCACATCACAACTTTGTTTTCTGGGTCAACGGCGCAGGTTATTTTATTCAAAAAGCTGGTGTTGACGTCGCTCCAAAAGAAACGATCAACCTTGTTGGCACCGATTGGCTCAATCCCCTGCGCGGTCAGCGCATAAAAACCATCCCTATCCAAGAAAAAGATTGTGCCGCCCGAAGATGCGAACGCGTCACGAGCCGCAAGCCCTCGGTTACTCGCAATTTGGTCAAACTGGAAGATGATCGGCGCGCCGACGTAGGTCATGCGGTAAATAGCGTCCTCAAGAAAGACGGTGCCGTACTCACCACCGACGACGGCTCTCACCTCACCGCCTTCGTACAGGTCTTGATAGTCGGACTGCGTTGTTGTCGATATTGTCCAATTAGTAGGGTCGCCAAGTGCCGACCAGCGGACGCGCGTCGGGTAATCGCCGCTTTCATACACGTTTCCGCAGACAAAAAAGTCGCGAACCGTGGCAATAGAGCGAGCACGCGGCGCAGACCCGGAGAGGTCAGCAAACGCGGACGACGTTCCCATCACGTATGACTGAATCGCATCCGAATAGTTCGAGGCAATCATGCGGTCGCCGTAAGCTGTAAATCGAAAGCGCTCGTCTGCGCTTGTTGAATACCCCCCGCTTTTAGAAACATCCGTCATTGTTCCTGACGCGTTGCGATACAGTTTTCCGCTGTCACCCGCGAAGGCGAAAGTTGTTCCTCCCGATGACTTGCCATCTCCCAATCCAAGGAGTGTGTCAGTAGCGGCGTCCGTGACGGGGTTCAGCTGATAAAAAGGCGCGTAAGAGTTACCCTTGCTAATTACGTTTTTTGCAACGGTCATGCCGGAAACAACGTCCGCAAGGTCGGGCGTCCACTCAGCAAAAGGTATGAGCGCCATTAAGCCGCTTTCCTCCACGTTTCAGAACCAAGCGTCACCTCAGTCCACACCTCTGAACCAGACGAAACAGCCGACCACGTCTCCGCGCCCGTCGTGCTATCGTCCCAAACTTCCGAGTCGAGCGTTGCAGTCAAGCTCTCGGTGAACGCAGTCACGACAGAAGCCGCGACGGAAAGCGTTGTGTTGCAGTTCGCGGTTTCGGTGATTGCAATCGCTTCTGCGCCACTTGCCGAAAACGTCATAAGACACTGTGCGCTCTCCGTAATTGCGGTGGCCGCACTAGCTGACAAAGTCCGCACACGCTGGAACGAGCCACTTGCCGTGAATGCAATATCTGCCGTCGAAGACGCCGAGACTGTGCAGTTTGCGTTTGCTGCGAACGAAAACGCGCCTGTTGCTGTGCCAATTACAGTGGCTGTGTAGTTAGCATCAGCGGTGCTAGTTACGGCGAGAGCGGCACTACCACTTGGTTCGTGAATTTCCAGACCAAGCCAAAACGGATCATCAAGAGGATAGTTGGCGGCTGTGTCGAGGACCGGGTAGAAGGCATCTAACTGGTCGAGAGTGACAGCCATCACGCAGCCGTGATCGTAATGTCGCCGCTATTCACTCGCAGGATGTCGCCGTTTCCTACGACCTTTGAGGTCGTAAAGTCGCCGTAAATCAGAAGGTTCCCGCTCGAAGACGCGTCGAAGAGACCCCACGAGGTCACGGTCCCCCACGATCCGGTTGCGGTCGGGAATGTCACAGTTGCGTTGGAACTTGCGGACCCGCTACTTGCAGCCGCAAAAGTGATCGACTGGCGGGCATAACCAGAACCAGAAAGCTCGGTACCGGAATTGTCTTCATCAAAAGTTGCGGTGGAAAGGCCGAGATAGATTGTCGACGGCATTGCATACGCGCCCGTCGACAGCACGTGATCAAGGATTTCATTTTCGAGAAAGTTGCTCATTGCTGACATTGTCTGCGCTCCTTAAGAATAAACAGACCGCATCTGAAGCGATCCGCCTGAGATTTGTTCGCGTTCTTCGACTTTTTGCATACCGGCCAGAGCGTTCTGATAGAGAGCCGCCCACATCTGCACGCGCTGGTCGTTCTGTAGAAACGTCTCAGCTTCCGCCATTGCCGCGTACAGATAGAGTTCGGGGTGGTAGAAAATAATGTCGTTAGTCGTTTGAGAGTCCGAAAGAGCCGGAACGCGCTCGTAATAGAGAATTTCCAAGGTGTAGGCGCTGTCCGGGCTTGGCCCTAAACGGAACTCATCACCAATAATGGTGAACACCTTCGGCTTTCCGACGCTCGATCCACCGTATATTCCGGCATAATGCGTCGGCGTTACATAAGTCAGGGGCGTCTTTGGAGACCCCTGCACGAACATGTCTTTAGCTTCGAGAAAATTTTCTGGAAGCAGCACCGTGTCGTCACTTGCCGTGGTAGCGGTGGTCGCACGTTTCAGCATGTGACGCGACCGAACGTCCTTGTTTATCCTGCTCTCAGCGAGCGTGATAAAGTCGGGGATGTACGTGGTCAGATCGTCTCTAGCGAGATAATTCGCTATCGAGGTCTTCAAGTCTGAAAATGTGCTGAGAGCCATCAGACGCTACCTTCCCACGTCCTGAAGGCTGCGTTTTCCGGTCGGTTAAGCCACTTCCGTAGCTCTTTGCCGTCTTGGCGGATTTCGCGCGGGATTGAGTAAAAGACACTCAACGGTATCGACGCGACACGACGGAAGTCTTGCTTCCGCTGATTGATGTCGTTCCGCCACATCTTGTTGTCTTCTAAGATCGGCTCGACGTCCTGCACCTTCTGGATATAGGTGTCGTCGGTTTTCCAGTCGTAGTGGAAAACCTCCTGCGTTTTGGTCACAGGGTCGACGTTAAGCAGCCGCTTGATATCAGACATAAAAAAAATCCATCTAAGGGAAACTGACGTCTCTCGACGTTAATAAGAGAGGGGAGAGCCGAAGCCCTCCCCCCAATACTTAGACCGTCAGGTCGGCAACTTTGCCGTGGGCCTTTTCATTGCGAAGCTCAAGGGTGGCTTCAACAACGATCTGCTTCCGCTCGGAGTCGCCCGTCTTGGCGAGGTCGCTCGTCTGGAAGTCGCGGAGGTAAGCAACCCCCGCATACTCGGGATCAAGAATGAACGCAGTACGATCACGCTGAATCCGCGAGGGGATAATGGCGGTCTCGCCAAAGTCGCTGAGATAGACATCAGCCGCCCCGACAATCTTGCCCGGCCCGTCACCAACCATGTAGCGGTTGGCAGCAATACCAGCGAAGCCCGAGAAGTTCTGCTTCGAGACAGGACCAACCATAGCGACCTTGGGGTCGCCGCCGTTGGTGTACATGTCTTTGATGACAGACTTCACCAGAGCCTCCGAGAAGGTCCGCTGCGTGCCGTCAGTCGGTGCCGTCCACGTTGCGCCAGAGATCGCCGTGGTCGAACCCGACGTGCCGCTGGAGATGTTCGTGGAGATACCGGACTCAAGACCACCCATGACGCGAGCCGTCGAAGCCGAACCAGCCGCAGACGCCTGATTCCGCACGAGGGCGAATTCGAGGTCTTTCTTCAGTTCGGTTGCACGACGGGCCATCTGATAGGCCATTTCGCCACGACGACCGGCAGCATCAACCTGCTCCAGCGTGCCGGAAACCTGAACGGTCTTCGACAGAATCTGAGCGTAGTTGCCGATGCGAACGGTCGGGGTGACGGCGTTGTTGGCCGCATCATCGCCTTCAACCTGCTGGTTCGAAGCAGGTGAAGCAAGAACGTCGGTCTGCCATTCATGCAGGACGTTCGACGCACGCGCCTTGCCTACGTTGCTGATGAAGGGCGTATCTTCTGGCGACACATCGTAGATGACGTCTGCCAAGTCCTCGCGGGTACCAATCGCCTGATGGCGCTGGAAAGTGCTTGTGGGTACAGCCATTTGCTGAAACTCCTATTCAAGGGTTTGATAAAGAAGTGCAGCCGCGTCTTTGACGCTGCCACTCTGTTTCAGACGCTTTCTCGCTTGCTGCATCCGCCTCGGTTCCTGATTGGCTGGCTGTCTGGCACCCGACTTGACGACCTTCGGAGCCTTCTTAACCTTGCGACGTGCTTTAGAGTTCGGCTTCGCGGCTTCCTCGTACTTCCAAAGCTTGTGGAGTGCGTGGATCAGTCGAGAGTCAAAGATTTGACCTAGCTCTTCCTCTGTATATCCAAGGGCATCCTTGGCATACGCCATCATCTGCCGGGTTTCTGTCTGTCGCTTTTCCTGATCGCTCCAGTCCGGGACTTTCTCGACCAGCTTGCGGTTTTCATCGACCAGCATCTCTTTGAGACGTTGCTGATATTCAGCATTTTGCTGTTCAGCTAAACGTTGCCGCTCTGCTTGTACGCGTTCCTGTGATTTCTGTGCCTCTTCGTAAGCCTCTTTCTGCAAGAGGTACTCAGTGGGATCGAGGTCTCTGAGAGCCTCGTCCGGTGGCACCGGATCATTCCGGTTCGCTTCCAAAGCGTCGAGCGTCTGCGCCATGCGTTCGCGCTCACGCTGCATCTCGGCAAGTTGCGATTCATACTGCCGTTGAGTCTCGGCAACTTGCTGTTTGCTGCGCGTATAATCCTGCTGCCGCGCGTAGCCTTTGATTAGCTCCTCCTCCGTCACCTCTAACATTTCACCGTTTGCTTTCACGGAGAATGTACGAGGTTGGTCTTGGACCTCTTCTTCAGGCTCGTCGTAGTCGGACTCGGCGAGTTCGGAATCTTCCTCGTCGTCAGGAAGGTCTTCCATTTCAGCGTCGTACTCGCCTTCTTCATCAAAGTCTTCGGCTTCCGCCTCTAACTCTTCGACCTCTGGCTCTTCAGGTATCGCGTCTTGGCGGTCTAAAATACCAGTGATCGCTTGCGTTGCGCTGTTAATGTCCAGCGCACGCGGTTCAACAACGGTTTCGTTGTCGTCTGCCATTACGGCCTCCTTCAAAGGGAATCCGACGCCTCACGACGTTGGGTCTTCCATCAGGCGAGAGTTTTACGCTGCTCCCGCGTCAGCTTGCCGGTGCTGACCACCGACTCCAGATGACCCTTAACAAGGTCAACCGCGCGAACAAGCTGGAAAGCCTGCTCACGAGTTTCTTGTTCACTAGGGTCACTGTTTCTCCACAGGTCGAGGTAAGTCTCGATTACTGCGGTAAATGCTTCGTTCAGTAATTCATCGCGCAAAAGCGCTTCGGCGCGTTCAGCGCGGCGTTCAGCGTCCATCATACGTCCTCGCCGCCTAGACCCGCACCGTCGTCGGCGTCACCGGCATCACCGAAACCGTCGTAGCCGTCGTCGAAAGACGCCCCGAAACCAGAGCCGAGTCCGCTATAACCGCCATAGGCATCGTCAAAAGCTGCGCCGAACGCGTCAAAGGTCGCAGTCGTCACCGCGTCACTGAATGCACCTTCGTCTACGCCCCCGGAGCCAAAGCCGCCAAAGCCGTCAAAACCACCATCCGGGTCTGGTTCATAATCGAAGATGCTTCTGTTCTTGAATATCAGAGGCTTTATACCCTGACGCGCTAGTGACAGGGCATTGCGCGCAGCCGCAACCTTCCCATCAAATTGCTGATTTGCGAGGGTTTCCAGATTACCCATTGTCCCGTACACGCTGACATTGCCGTAGCTATCCACAAAATTACCTGCGGAATTGTAGCCGCCGACGCCGGGGGTAAAGCCGGACAACGTGTCGCCCGTATTCGGGTCAATGCCTTCTTGGACTGATTGCATCGCCTGCGCCATATCGATGTCAAAGTAGTCTGGCACAACCCCGCTCAACACCTGACCGAAGCCAAACGGACCCGGCGAAATCGAGAACGCCTGACCGCCAATCTGGCCCGTCGAGTAGCCGGGAACGCCCTGCATCTCCATCGCCCTGTCGTAAGCAAGGTTGGACAGGTTCATCTCCGCCATTTTATCGAGCGCAAAACCCGTCCCCGGTATGCCGGTTGCCATGCCAAGCATTGTGCCAAGCATCGCTGTTGGCTTTGTAAAGGCGTCCAGTGCTTGATTGACCGTCTGTCCTACCGGCTGGCTAGTCATTTCACTGAATGAGGGCATGCTGGGCTGCGCTGCTTTGTAATTTGCAGCGGCTTGCTGGCCTGCAACACTCGCGAGGTCCGCCGGAGAATAAGCGGTCTGTTGCATGTCGAGGCCCATACTGTAGGCGTCCATCGCCGCCTGCGACGTTGCATCGGAAAGCGGGCTGTAGCCGTAAGTCCCCGGATTGGCGTCAGCAATGTCCATGCTAAACGACGGCGCATCCATCGGAGCTTCGTCCGGTGTTGATCGGCGGTATCGTGGCTCTCTGTAGACCGGCTGCTGTACCGGCTCCGGCACATAAGGCGTGACAGCGACGTAGTCACCGCGCGGCTGTGTCACTCCGAACGCTGGCGGTTGTTCGGCGCTCAAAAACTGGCTGTTTGCCCCCGGATAGTTTGCAAGATACTGGGCGATTAGCCCCTGTCGTGCGGGCGATCCGAACACATATGGCACGGTCGGCGTAGTGTTCAGCAGGCCCAAAGGCACAACCATCAGATCACCCCTCCGCTGTACATTCCATAAAAATCGAGACCGCCGGGGCGGCTGTCGTTGTTAGAGTTAAGAAGGCCTATCGCCGGAACACCGGGGGCCGCTTCAAACGTCTCATCGTTGCGCTGCAAGACCTTCGTGCGGTCAAGCACATCTTGGTCCCATACAACGAAATTGCGGGTCCGCTCTGGCGACAGGCCCTTTATCCGAGCGCCTCGGCTTTTCTCGTCGAAGTAGCGCAGGCCGGGGACACCGGCTTCGCGCATCGCGGCTGCTGCCTCATTCTCACCGAGCTGCTGGCGCATGCGGAACCAAATGTCGCCGCCCGCCATCTTGTCGGGGTTGTCGGGCATAAAGCCCAGTTTTGTGATCGCGTCCTGCACGACCTTCGGCTGCGCGCTGATCGGCGCGTTGTAGTCTAAGAGCTTGGCAGCGTCGGCGTCGGGGATGTCGAGCTTGTAGAGGGTGCCGTTGTTGGGTTTGATGCGGTCTTTATATTTCTTGGCAACAGCCAGTTGAGCTTCGTAAGTGCCGCGTAACGCCTTTAAAATTTCATCGGTTTCGGGATCGGCATCGCTTTTTGGGTACAGGTCAAGCTGTGATTTCAGCTTTGCTATGATTGAGTCCATGTCGCCCGAAATCACGCTTGAATCCAAGTCTTTAATTATTTCTTGGAGGTAGGCTGCGTCCTGTTCCGGGATATCAAAATCTTGCGCGACTTTTTTTGCGTCAAAAGATGATGCCGATGGCAGAGGCATACCGTCTAGTGATTGCAGACGACGCGCTTGTGTTAAATCATCTCTGTAGCCGCGCCCTACATCTCGCGATTCCGCACTATAGAAACCCCGCCCATACGCTTGCGCGCCCTCGCCCGTTCCCATCTTGTCGAGGCGCGGACGGCCCTGCGGAAAACCCGGTTCAGGCTTAAATAAGTTTGGCGTGCCGTGAAACGCGTTCATGCCTAACGCGCCGGTTGGTATCCGGTTCAGCAACCCTGCGGGTGAGAAGTCCATCACGTCGCCGACCAGTAAGCCCGGAGCGCGTTTACCGCGTGCCATCTGGCCCATCCGAACGGCGGAGTTTCCGACATCGCGGAGTAGCCCCGGAAACGCGAGTTCTGGCGTTACATCAGTGTCCAGTTCATCGACGTCCAACGTGTTTCGCATACGAAACGGCAAAATGGTCGCGTAGTCGTAGTTCGGATCATTCAGCGGTGCGTCGCTCAACAGACCGTTCGCCATCACCACTTTACCTTGTTCGCCCACCAAGCCGGTGACATCTTGCCCCTTGCGATATTCTTTGCGTGGCGTTTCTTGAACGAATTACGACGCGCCTTTTCGCTTGCCGTCTTCGGGTTTTTTCCTGCCCCCGACACACCCTGCTGTCCGAAACGGATCAGCTTGATCTTGTCGCCTTCTTTGGCAAGCACGGCGTGGCTTTTAGTGGGGTGCTTCGGCGTCCGTTTGGGTTTGTTAAATCCCGAAAACGTCTCGGAGCCGCGTTTAACCGTCATTTCTTTTTGCTGGCTTTCTTTCCGCCATAGGAAACCTTGCGGCCTGTCTTGTTCGCCGCCTTGCGAGCAGCGGCCATGCCCTTCTTCGTGTAGGAATATTTCTTCTTACCAACCATCGGCATAGTCGCTCTCCTTGCGAGTAAAGTGTCCGAACCGTCGCCGGTCGGAGCGGTTATTCCTAATAATGTTCGCCCGTGTGTTCGGGTATCGATCCGACAACATCCTGCGGATGTCCCGGACCATTCTTTGCACGCCACCAAACGGTGCGATCATGTCAATGACCCACAACTCAGCACCGCTGTGAAAGTCATCCGGCGTCAGCTTCCGGTTGCCGGTCACATATGCCTCAATGCTGTCCGGTGACATCAGCGCCCAAGTCACGAACCCTATCGCCCAGTCGTCTCGCGGGCTGAGAAACCCGTCCGGGTACTCGCTCGCCATGAATACGCGGTACTGGTTCAAAGTCAGTGGAGGCCAGTACAAGCGGCCTATGTCGTAAACGCTGTAGTCGTGATGCTGCGGTGAGTGACTTGACAGGCTCACCATGTACCCAAGGTCGCGGTGCAGACTAGACGACAGATCGGACATTCATCCCCTGTTCGCCCACCTGCGTCGTCGCCTTGAAGTTCTTCAGCCCGATCTCTGCCTGAAGCTCGGCCCGTTTCAACTCCATCTGCATTTCGAGCTTCTCACGCTCCAACTGAAGCTCTGCTGCCATCTTCTCGCGCTCCAGCGCGATATCCGCTTGCAACTTGGCTCTTTCGATTTCGATGTCCGCCATCGCCTTTTGCATGTCAGGGTCCGGCTTGGGCTGCTGTGGCTGCTGCTGCATCTCATTGCCACCAGCCCGGACGTACTCATCCACGCCTTTGAAACCTGCAAGCTCGACCATGCGGCGCAGCGTGTTGCGATATTCCTCGACACCAACCAGCGGGTTATCAGGGCCGACCTGTAGAAGGATTTGCTCCTGCTTGGATGCAATCATGCCAAGCATTGCCATCTGCTGGTCTTTGGAGTTCGTCCCGAGGCCAACATTGATGGAGATATCCATCATGTGGTTCCACTGCTCCGGGTCCATGCGAACGAACTCGTTCCGCAAACGGATTACCTTTTCCCGCGTCTCATACTGGCAGGCCAGCTTCAACATCAGCTTGAACATCCGTTTGACGCCGGTCTCGGCAAAGTTCCGGGCAATCAACTCCAGCTTTGACATTGCTGCCTGCTGCATCGCGGCAATGGCGGTCGCCGTGGTGTTTTGCAAGACGTTCGGGTCCAAACCGGACGCGCCTTGTCCTACCGTTCGCTCGTCACGGACGTTGTCGAAATACTCAAGCAGCGGGTAGACGTTGCCGATCATGTTCTGCACGACCAGAGGCTGGATTGCTCCGGGGTTCTTCACCCGAATAATGCCACCCGCTCGGTTGGTGAGAACATCGTCAAGGTTCGCCTGCCCCTCTTGGACGATCATGCGCGAGTTGTTGGTCATGTATGCATTGTCGAGCATCTGGCGCGTCAGGACGCTTTTCAGACGCTGGATCGGCATCACCAAATCAGCCACCGACCGGCCAAAGAACCTGTGCGGAACCGGGATCGGGCAGATCGTGGCAAAAGGCACCTCGTCAACCGTCTCATTGTCGAGGATTTCGTTACCCGCAATCGTGACCTTGCGCCACGTCGCTACGCCATCGTCCTCGTAATCAATCTTGATATAGCACTCGTAGACCGTGATCTCGCGCATAGCAGGGTCTTTGCTGTCAGCGCTTGGCACCTCGCCGTCGCCATAACGATTGAGGCGCTCTTCCTCAAACGTGAGGTCAGACCCGGTTGGTAGCGACTCAACAATATCGCGGTCATAGCCCATCTCGATCAGATCGGAGACGGTCTTCAGCACCTGATGCGCCATAAACGGCGCGTCTTCCAGCGTAGTTGCTCGCTTGGAGATGAGGAACTCTTCCGGCGGCACCGCCTCAACAACGATGCGGCCATCATTCTCCGTGCGACGATACTTAACGTCGTAGACCATCGGCGCAGGCATGGTAAGCGCAAGACCGTCCTCGTCCTGCATCTGGTTGCCCATCGGGTCCATCATCGGCATTTCTGGTGCCATCGGGTCCGGTCGCTCGACCTGCGACAGGATTTCTACTTCGTCGTCGTCAGCAAGCATGAGCAGTTGGGACTCGCTCATGTCCCTCTGTTCGTGCTCAGTCACTTCATCGTTATCGTTCCAGTAAATTTTCGCCACACCGATCTTGGAGAGCAGCGCGTCTCGGAACATCGTCTCAAGAACCATGAATCCCGGATTGTTTCGGTAGAACGACCAGTTTAGGAAATCTTCGACCTGTTCTGCGTAGGGTTCGTCTTCCTCACCTTCCGGGATCACCTCCACGACCTTGTCCGATGAGGTAAATATCCGCATCAAAGATGGCATCATGGTTTCGACTACATCCGAGACGTCGCTCGACACAAAAGACGACAGCCCTTCGATCTCATCGCCAAACGGCTCGCCGTTGTAATATTTCAGAGCATCGGCGCGGTCCTCGGTGATCTCGGTGCCAACAAAGCCGATGGCATCTTCGATCTCCGCATTGACGATGCTTTTCAGTTCATGGTCTGAAAGGCTCACACAATCCCCCGATTATCGTAAGAAATCGCACGCGACCACTCGCCGCTGACATCTCGCAACCCAACCGCGAGATATCGCAACGCGTCAGCGCTATGCGATGTCCAATCATGCAAGGGCCGTAGCTGGAACACCTTGCGTTTTTCATCAAATACCGTCCTGTATTGGCGGATCGCCTCAAGGAGGTGCTTACAGTCTTGGTCTATCCAGAGGCGCGGAAAGATACGTCGGACCGCGTTTATTCCGTCGTCCACACCCAACTGCGGCACAACAACCGGATCAATGCCCAAGCCCTGCAAGGACTCAATCCGGGAACGCCCGCTGGATAGTTCTTTCACCCGCACATCGTGCGGAAAGTAATGCTCGCCAAGCTGCCAACCGTTTTCGTCGGCGCGGCGGCGAATTTCTCCGACATACCAATCAAGGCCCACCCCGGACCCTTCAAAGTGGTCGATGACGTGTATTTCCTGACCACACTGCTGGAACAGGATCACCGCCGTTGCGTCACCGATGCCCAAGTCCCACGCCGTGTTTACAAGGGCGTGTGCATCGTGCGGCACATTGCAGACACGGCCTTCCGCCTCCGCCTGCTCAATCTCTCTCGCGTAGTACGCACCCTGCACAGCCGCTTGGAAGCTGCACTCATACTCCTGATTGTACGCATCGCTCGACATCATTGAGCGCGCTGCGTGGAGTTCAGACTCCGGCAAGATGCCGCTCTCGGACGCCTTCAGCGCCATCGAGAACCATTCGGGGTCCGTCGTGGCGTTGTCGTATATATCCCAGAACGTGTTCCGACCCTTCGGCGTGCCGATAAAAGTGGCACGACCATTCCTGTCCGACAGGCAGGCTCGTATGACCTCCGTCCAAGCGCGCGGGTCCATGTCCGCGAACTCATCCAACACAATGGCATCCAAGCCGATGCCTCGAAGCCGGTCGTAATTATCAGCCCCGTAAAGCCTTAACCGCGCCCCGGTCGGGAAATCGACCCGAAGCTCGCTCTCGTTGTAAGTCACCCCCGGTATGGCGCGAGTGAAGTCCTTGGCGTACTGCCAAGCAATGTCACGCGCCTGCACCAGAAACGGCGCGATATAGGCGACACGCGGGTTCTCATGCTGACAGGTCAGCGCCGAACGTATCAGGTCGTTTATGCAGGCAACGGTCTTACCAGCGCGGCGATGCGCTACCAGACAGGCCCAACGGTGCTTTCGTTCGTGAAAGCCTACAAATTGTCGTCGGGGCTTGTATCCGATTCGGACTCGGACTGTGCCGCCCATTCAATCACCATCTTCATAGGACCGCCGTCATCGCCAGTCATTTCTACCGACGTCAGATCGGGCAGTGTTTTTTTCAGCAGGACCTCTGTTGCACGGATTTGCGTAGGCGTCATTTCGACCTCGCCAAGTGCATGATTTTGCAGGCGATTTAACAACTGACTTGCTTGGATTTTTGCACGCGTTTCGTCGTCGTGCCTGATCTTGCGTATCCGTGCCGCCATGTCAGTGGACTAAGCCACCCCCCTCACCGCCATCTATCTCTTCAATAAACCACTCAGAGAATTCAACCGCCTCTTCAGCGTCCTCAAAACCCTCGAACACCACAACGACACGGCAATCGTCACCTTCCTCGTGGCGTTCGACAAAGACTGAAAAATACGTTGGAAAGGCATCATCCATCACTTCTCACAAAACAGCCCCGCCAAGGGGAAAGGACAAAACCTTGACGGGGCCAGTTATCAACTAGGAGAAAACGGAGAAGAACATCGGACAAACCTCTCCACCCACGAAAATACGGGTTTTTTCGGTTCTGCACAACCCTATTCCACAAATAAAATTCGTTTTTTATCGTTTTTATACGGTTTTGATGTTGAAATAGGACCATTGGTCCCTTATATTATGCGTATTAACAAAGGAGAAAGACATGAACATCTTAGATCGCATCGAACGCCGCTTTACCGAAACCAAGAAGGCTTGCAAGCTCTACGCATCCACTGACGCCGCCGACAAGGCCGCGAAGCGCGAAATTGCCAAGCTGAACGAGGCGCACGACGCTGACATAGATTGCCCCTACATCGTTACGTTCGTCCCCAGCCAGCAGAAATACACGGTTGTCTTTGATTTCACTCGCTGGCTGCAACGATACAACAGCGGCACCTACCTCGGCTGGTTCGCTCAGCGCGGCTTTTTCAGCATCTGATTACACCGCCGGGGCTTCGGCCCCGGCACCCAACACAGGAGAGAGACAATGAAAATCGGAAAAACCAAAACGCACCACAAGCTTTACGTCACCGAGCGCGAGCTAGAGGTTCTTTGCGTTCTCTTTGGCGAGGGCAAGGAAGGTCTGATGATAGACGAGGGTAACATTTCGGACTTCGGCATCGACACCGCTGCGGCTGAGCGTGTGTATCAAGGGTTATGCAGTGCGCGGGCGCAGTCGCTTGGGGGAGATTGAAACCCTAAAATGAAACGTTATCGGCAGATACCGTTTCATTCAAAACCCACTATGAAACCGTATTGCCTAGAGGAAACAGCCATGACCCCCCAAGACGTTATTCACCTGATCGTTAAAATCATCGATTTCTTGATTTGAACACTACGGAAACACCCACCCTTGCCTTCTTCCGGCACTCACCTGACGATCCGCGTCAGTGTGAGTTGGTGGTGGTTTACAACGGCGCGCAGGTGATTGTTCCGGTCGAGCGCCAAGTCGTCCTTTCACACATTCAAGAGCTTCTGAAATTTCTATGACCCCCGACGATCTCAAGATATTTATGCTGGCGCACGATCTTAGGCAAAAAGACGCTGCCGAAGCGTTGGGTGTCAGCCCTCGTCACCTTCGCCGAATGCTATGCGGGGAGAGGACCATCACAAAAACAATCCAAAGATTGGTTTACGCCCTTAACGATCTAGCCCTTGGTAATCAGCAAGCCGGTCAAGGTTATACCGGAGATCGCGGATCGTCCCCCTCCACTCATCATGAACCACCACTGAAATGACCATAGAGGGGGCTACAAGCGCCCTGACGTTCTGAAGGTAGGCTTCCCAAAGCCCCTCTTGAGTATCGCCCTCTGAGCCGCCCCTATGGCGTTTTGTGAGGTCGTGAGCGCGGGGCTGGGGCAGAAGCGTCGCACGCTCATGCAAATCCCGCAGATACGTGGCGGCATCATACTGTCGGTCATCGATTTCCTCGAAGCGATGTAGCCGGTCGATCAGCCGCTGGGTCTTGTTGACGTTATGAACCGTGACCGATCCCTTGGGGTCGGACTCACGGACCATATCACCGTCATCTCTACCCTCGTTCAGCCTGACGCGTCCAATGACGACGCTCTTTTTCAAGTTCGGCTTCGATGCGCTTTCTTCGCTCATAGCGCGGCTCCAGATGCTCAATAAACTCGGATAAGGATGGGAAAAACTTGTGCGTGCGCTGGAGCGACCTGATCGCCGTCATTACGAGGTCTGCCGGGTACTCGCCCAAAGCGCGGGCCACCTCTCGCATCCGCCCCTCAGTGTCGGACGCCTTCGAAGCCATTGTCAGGTGCATCTGCATAAGCCCAGCGACAATCATCTCCGGCGGCGCTGGCATCAATGATCGGGCCACTAGCTCCGCAGCCTTCTCCAAATTCGCCTTCTTCGAAATCTGAAGGCCCTGAACCTCGACCCTCATCGGGTTGTATTTGACTGAGGGAATTAGCTGCACGCCTTGCTTTTGCAGCGAGGCTGTCAGCGTCTTGTCGGCTTCGGCTGGATACATTTTCGCTAACTTTGCGTTCGTCCCGCCAACCGGCTCCGCGAAGCCACGTTGTTGCATGTTTGATAAATCGCTCCGGCTGGGCCTCGGCCTCGCACCATCGGGCATAATTGGCAGCGCCTCGGATAATGTTTTCATAACTGTCCTCTTTCAAAGCCTTCTCAAACGCTCGGCGAGCGTCTTTCTTTCCAATATGTCGTGGATAGACCGACCAGAACTGATCGAACTGCGCGTCCGTGTCTGACCTAACAACTGGTGGTGAGGTTACTGGTGGTAAATGCTGTGACTCTCTGTCACCCTTACAAAGTGACTGTGTGTCACTCTGTGGCGGTTCAAGGTGCCGCTCTGTCACCTTGTATACGTTTGCACCGCGTTTCCCGTCTCTTCGCCGGGTTTCTTCCGTTTCCAAAAGACCAAGCTGCACCAACGCGTCGACGTGACGGATGATTGAGCGCCGCGATAAACCCGTCTTTTTCTCAAGCGTAGAATGTTTGACTTTCCATTGCCCGTCGTGATCGACGTAGTCGGCAAGCGCCAAAAACACGAGCTTGGTGAGGGGCGGCAGATCGCAAGAAAATGCGAAGTTAAGCGCGGCGATGCTCATGTGATCTCCCTCAAGCCCCGGTTCACCCGGTCGCTGTCCATCAGGCGTTCTGCGTTGTGCTTGCTGCAAAGACCGTGCAGATAGCCCGGCAGGCGATTGTTCAAGCACCCCGGCGCTGCGCAAATAGAGCCAAAGGTCTCGTAGCGCTTTTCTTGAGCCAGACGCTCTGCCGCAGCAGCCGCTGCCTTCTGTTCGGCAGTTTTTTTCGCGGATGCCTCGGCGTCCTCTCGCTCTTCTTCCTTGGCCTTTTCACGTAAATTCTGACGGAAAATTCGACCGATGACGGCGTTGCGCTCGCGATCAAAATATTCCGCCATCTGCCTGCAAGACCAACCAGCCTTGATGAAATCGACTAGCTTCTCATCGTCCTCTGGTGACCACGTATGCGCGGGTGCCTTAAACATGGAGCAACGGCAAGATCGTGGTTTGAACCAGACCCTTTTCTCCACCCCAATAAACGTTAAGGCGATGCACTTGGCTGTCGTCTTCGAAGACCCCTACCCGCTCAAGCAAGTCCAAGCAGGGCTTCACGATGTTATCCAAGTCACGGCGGCGCTTGTCAGGTCTGCCGACCGCCATTTCGACCGAAACCGGGCCATCAAAGCTCTGAAGGTTAAAAGCCAAAAGGCGAGCCTCGCCCGCCTCCAGCCAATCGTTGTAAGCCTTCGTCTTGAACGCCCTGCCACGGCCATAGCGCCAAAGTCGGTTAACGCTCGGCGGGTAAAGGAGATCAATCGTCATCACCAAGCCCCACAAGGTCGAGTATGTCGACGTCGATGTCGTGCCGACGGCAGATTTCAAGGACTGCCTTGGCGCGGCGCACCGGCACCCGGTTTTTTCTCTGCCAGTAGGCGACCGCCTGCTGCTTGACTCCAGCGGCGTCCGCGAGTTTTTTCTGAGAGCCAACAGCTCTTACAATGTCATCCAATGTCATATTGCGGTTATACAAAATATATTTGTATTCTGTCAATAACCAAAGATGCTTGCTTAACAAAATTTTTTTGTATAACGTTCTTTTTCTTAGTGTTTTGAGAGATAAAAAATCATGACAACAAAAGACAGGCGTTACAGGATAGCGCGCATCAAAAATCACAGGATTGCGCGAGAGAAAAGCCAAGGAGAGTCAGGATGAAAATTGCTGATCGAATAAAAAATGCGCGCGGAGAAAAGGGGCTTTCCCAGAAAAAATTGGCTGAACAGCTGAATGTTCGCCAAGCCACTGTCTCTGCATGGGAGAAAGGCGTCGCGATACCTCGCGAGGCGGTTTTCCATCAATTAGCCGAGGTGCTCGGTAAGAGCGTAGAATATTTACGTTTCGGCGGAGAACAGATCAGTAACCTTAAAAGGATCGAGGTTCTTGGAGACGTGCGAGCCGGAGCATGGAGGAACGCGTTGGAATTTGAGGAAGAAGACAAAGAAATCTTGAGTGTGCCTGCGCCGCCGAGGGCATTTAGTTTAATTGCGCGCGGCGAAAGTATGAACGAGCGCTACCCCGATGGCACATATCTGATCTGCCTACCGATTATAGAATTTGACGAAATCAAAGATGGCGCTGGGGTAATCGTGCATCGCTCGAACGCCGAGGGGCTTTGGGAAGCCACCGTAAAAGAATACCGATTAAAAGACGGAAAGGCTTATTTGTGGCCGAGATCAGACCACCCAGACCACCAAAACCCGCTACTTTATGAAAACGGCGAATCGGTCGAAATCACGGCAATTGTCGTGGGGACGTATCGACCCGAATAAATAATTTCGGTTACACAAATTTATTTTGTTGACCTGATACAAATTTAACCGTATCGTTCCTCCTGTCATCAAGGAGGACGAAATGGAAATTTATTTAGATTACGAATATCGCAGCCATTCCACTGGCGAGAAACTTGGCCGAGAGACAGAGGTCTTTGAAAATTTCGAAGAACTGCTCGAACACGTCGCCGACTACCAAATCAGCGACATCAACGCGGTCCACGTTATTCAAACCGACCAGCGCACAGGAACAGACGAACACACCCGCCTGACCGCCGCTGACATCGAAGAAATGCTCAGCGAGCGCGATGAGGAGCGGCGCGCTGATCTGCGCCACGC